AGGAGACATTACTCAGTTATACGGCATCAGAGACTCTTACAAACGATCCTGACTGCCCTCACCCCACATTATTTGGTATTGGTACTAACTCCAATAAAATTGTATTCTCATATGATCAGTTATCTACTATTCTTCCTAATGGTGTAACAGATTTTTCATTGAGTTATGATGGTGTCACCTATTCAGATGCCTGGAACGGTAGTGCTCAAGAGGGAACGTTTATAGAATACATCTCACCACAGAACCCTTGGCAACAGGGTGATGAGAATATGAGTGAATTTGAGATCTATGATTTCACTAGTGGTGCGACTAAAGATAATTTTATTGTAAAAGCAAGAGTAGAACCTGTCTTTGATGATACTGGTACAGGTAATACTATCTTCAGTGGCACTAGATGGGTCATCACTGAGTTCTTGAATCAAGGAACAGGGTATGCAGTGAATGATGTATTCCAAATGACCCTGCTACACACTCACCCAGACAACTCTCAGAGCACCTTTACGATGAATCTGAAGGTGACTGCTGTTGGTCCTGTTGATAATGTGACTGCTACAGAGGGTTTTGATATCCTTAGAGTTGATGATACTATCAATGGACATAAGATTACCCGCGCTTTCCACACTGACGAAGATAATTTCCAGTATCATGTTGCATATCTGGATGGTGATGGACTAGATTTTACTAAAGATACACAATATACATCAGATCGTAACCATACTATTACTGTAGTAGCAGGTTATGGTATTAAAGATCGCGCAATATTGATTGGTTTATATGAATTTTTGAACAAATCACTACAATTCCTTACGGCAGACATCAATAGAAATGCACCAGATGCGTTTAATAGTATTGTTCAACCTATTGCATTCGTTACAATTACTAATGGAGCGGTAACAGATCTCTCATTTAACGGAGAAGTTGTTCAATTAGACATCAGTAGTATCAAAGGTAGTCGAAAAGACGGTTATAGTTCTGCAGATAACGTTACATTGACTGGTGGAACAGGATCTGGATGCGTTGTTAACATCGAAGTTGGTGATGATGGACGAATTGATGACGTAATTGTCGTAAATCCTGGTTCAGGATACCTTGCTGGTGACGAACTTACCATTCCTGGTAGTGTAAAACCCGCAGGAACACCTAAAAATGCAACAATTAGAGTCGCAGCAGCGGCAAGACCTGGTTCTGGGTTCGTAAATCTTCAAGTTGCACCTATTTTAGAGATCAGTCCGTCTCCAAAAACACCACAAGACGACAATAATGACGCAAAAATCGAAGCAACCTTCGTTGGAGGCAGTGTATCTTCCGTAATTATCACAAAAGGCGGAAGTGGTTACGATCCAAACGTGCCAGTTTCTGTAGTTGTTAACAATATTGATGAAATTACTACCATTCTGCAGAAAAATGATGGGTATAGAGCGAATTTGGTAGAGGAATTTCAAGGTATGTTGAAATCTTTACCGCCATCATCGGGAACAGGACCCAATCCAGTGGAAATTACCGCTGAAGACCTGCAAAGTATTGAAGATTCTTACAAATATGTCCCTGCTGAGACCTCTCTTGAGAATGCAGAACCAGCATTTACCGTAAAGATGGACCCTGATAGGGAAAGAATTGATCAATTACCGCAGAGTTTGTATAGTTCTGACGCAACTGCACCTTTGAAGGCGATTATGGATAGTTCTTACCCCTTGGATTACCTACAAAGGACACCAGTTGATGATGAATTCAAGCAAGTGTTCTTTGAAGAGCAAGCAAGATCCCTTGAACAGATCTCTGATGACATTGATTCTATAACACAGAAGCAGATTCCTGAGTTTAAACAGACTCAAGAAACTAAAATTGAGACCTGTGTGGGGAGTTTTACCAATTTGCCTACCGCGTCCAAATTCACTAAATATATTATGCGTCAATATCGTGCAGATCCTGCAAAACAAACTGGTATCACAGTTTCGTTATCTTGTACTCCTCAAGATATTGGATGTGCTCATATTACATGTCCTCCTCCTGCTCTATCTCCTGGTTACAGTGAGCAAGTTGATGAAGGAAATGTCGATGAAGAAGGTAATCCAGTCACTACAACCTACACATATTCTTACAGCATGTCACCTCTTCTTGGACCTGGAGCACAAAAATGGACTGCTACAGGTGATATGACCATCTTCCATGACTTGACAAGAGCAGCAGCGACTGTTAGTATGGCAGTTGATGCATACGGAAACCCTTTCTCAAAATAAAAGATCATGGCAGGACTAATGGCAGGCATCTTCATGGGATCATGCTCTGGGCATGGTACTGGTGCTGGTGCATCTCACCATCCTGGTTTGGGTGGCGGTATTCTTCCCAACTGTCCTCATCCTTCCCTTAGTCCTACAATCGTTGCCTCGCCTTTACCTGCAGTTAATGCAGTTGCTATTTGGCCACCTACACCACAACAACCATTGGGTGTCGCAAAAGCAGTTGCCGCAAGGGTTTTCATCAATAAGAAAGTCCCTATTGTAGATCAAGATCTTTTAATTCCACATCCTACACCTACACAGTTTACTACAACATCTGTTGGTAAGAAATGCCTTACTGTACGCAATACACCTGCTTGGTGGTGTACAGTTGGTGTAGAGGGTGGTAGAGAGACCGCTAAAGGTCATGCTAGGAAGGCATTAGCGACTAGTAAGACTGTCTTTATCGGTGGTGTCAATGCAACGCGCTTTGGAGACCCCTTAGGTGATGGTACGCCAGCGTTTCCGTGTCTATCTGTTATCACAGGCGCAAGTCCTAACGTTTTTATTGGAGCTTAATTATGGCAAAAGTTAAAAAGTCGCTTTCTGGCGCAAATATGATCGAATCGACTCCTAAGAAAACTCGTCAGGGGTCTGGTCAACACACAAAGTATGGTTCGACAAGTCGAAATAACGCCAAGAAGCGTTATCGTGGTCAAGGTCGATAAATAAAAAGGGATGGAACCCCTTTATAAGTTCTGATTTTTATATAAAAGGAGGCACATGGGGTTAAATCACGTTCCTGACCACAATCCTGAGATGATGAAAGATGATTTTGGTACAATTGTACTAATTACAGACCCAAAATCTGATCGTTACCTCAAGTTGTACAAGGATAATCGACAAACACAAGAGACTGAGAACTTCAGAAAATGGCGTTAAAGAAAATTGGGGGTAAGGATCTAGCGATATCACGAAAATTCGTGGATATGGCAGTCAATTTCTCCAGAAATCCCTTTACTGACGATATATCAGTCGTAAAGAATGAAGGTGCTATCAAACAGGCAATAAAAAACCTGATTTTGACAACACCTGGAGAAAGACCCTTTGAACCCAATTTTGGATCTAAAGTTAACTCCTTGTTATTTGAACCTTTAGATCCATTTACTGCTGATGCTCTTACAGAAGAGATCATAAATACCATTAAACAATATGAACCTAGAGTACAACTTGAAAATGTTTTAGTGACGCCTGTTTATGAAGGTAATAAAATCAATATTACCATTGAATACAAAGTAGTCGGGTTACCAATTGTCGAAACAATCAATTTTGTTTTACAGAGACCTGAGTAATGCAACCAAACAATTTAACAGCATTAGATTTTGATGATATCAAATCATCAATCAAATCTTATTTAAGGACACGACCCGAATTTACGGATTATGACTTTAATGGATCTGCGCTGTCGTATTTAATTGACACCTTAGCGTATAATACATATTATTCTGCGTTTAACGCTAACATGTCAATGAATGAGGCATTTCTGCCTTCTGCGACTGTTCGGGATAATGTTGTTAATATTGCAAAACTGTTAAATTACGTTCCTAGGTCAATTTCGTCATCTAAAGCGTGTTTAGCATTTACATTGCAGACTGTACAGACAAATGGCGCATATCCGTCTTCTGTTGTACTGAAAAAAGGCACGGTATGTAGTGGTGGTGCTTATATTTGGAATATTCTTCAGGATATAACTGTTAGTGTTAGTCCTACAACAGGAATTGCAGTTTTTGATGCAGTAACTATCCGTGAAGGTTCTATTGTCACCTTCTCATACGTTGTTAACACCTTTGCACCTCAGGTTTATAAGGTTCCTTCTGAAGATGCTGATATTTCAACTCTTGTAGTGAAAGTGAGACCCAATGAGTCTTCTACAGAGTTTGATCTTTATAATAGAGTCGATACTATTACCAACTTGACTCCAACAACACGAGCATACTTCCTCAATGAAGGTGAGGACATGCGTTATGAAATTAAGTTCGGTGATAATAGTGTTGGTCGTGCTCCTACCGATGGTGAGGTAGTAGAATTAGAATATCTTGTCACTTCTGGTGCTGAAGCGAACGAAGTTTCCAGATTTAACTTTATCGGTCGTATGATCGATAACAATAACATTGTATATCAAGCAGC